ATGATCCGCTTCATCGGTGACGTGCTCGGCTACGCCCTGCTTTGGGCTGGCTGGCTGAGCGCCATCGGATTGCTCGCCGTCGCCTTCGGCGGCTGAGCCCAGCGAAACCCTAGCACTGCACGACCTGAACACGCGCTTCCGGCGCGGGGTGGCGTGTGCGTGCGCCTTGGAGGCAGCCATGCCCAAGTATCACGTCATCTATGAGGACGGCGATTACCGTACGTTCTCTCGCAACGACAGCCCGGACGAAGGCTCAAAGATAAACCCCGGCATCTGGACCGATCAAGAGGCCGCGCAAGACATCGCTGACAGCTTCAACCGGCACTACAGCCAGCCTAAGTACCGCGTTTGTGAGATCGGCGACGGCGATCTGTGGAAGCTGCGCGAGGATGTGCGCTTCGCGGATAACCAGTACATCAACGTGCCGTGGCGCAATGAGGAGTGGTATCTCGCAAAGCACGGCGAGCATTATTGCCACCTCTCGGTCGAGCAGATCGGCAAAATCGCGTTCACCGAGAATGAAGCCAAGGGCAAGCTCGATCGCCAGACGGTGATGAAGCCGGGCCGGTATCTGGCCCGCTACTTCTCGGACGTGCTCAGCAATGAGCAGATCGAGCAATGGGCAGCGCAGGTTTCGGTCGAGGTCGGGGAGAATGCTCTGACCATCACCCAGGATGCGGACGAGATCGAGGAAGTGTATCTCGGCGGCCCCAGCTCGTGCATGTCTTACCCGCCGGAGAGCTACAAGGGCCAGTGCCATCCAACTCGCGTTTATGCCGGGCCTGACACGGCGCTGGCTTACATCGGGCCTCGCGAGGATGCCACTGGCCGCTCGGTCGTTTGGCCGGAGAAGAAGATTTACACCCGGCTCTACGGGGATACGTCGCGGCTCCGCTTGTTGCTGGAGAATGCTGGCTACACCCCGGGCTATCTCGACGGTGCCCGCATCCAGCGCATCGAGAACGAGAACGGGTGCGGCGTCATCGTCCCGTACATTGACCACGGCGGCGACCTGGCTGACGACGGCGAGTACCTCATCATTGGCCGTGGCGACATTCCCAGCGGATGCACCGAAGGTGTCAGCGAAACGGGTATCTTCTGCTCGCACTGCGACGAGTACGAGGATGAAGGCGGCTTTAGCTACATCACGGATGTCGGTGAAAGCTGGTGCTCAAGCTGCACAAGCAACGACAGCTTCTCCTGCGATGCCACAGGCAATAGCTACTCGGACGATGTCGGCTGCACGCAGGTGTTCAGCTTTAGCTGGGGCAGCCGCACCACCTACACGATCGCGGACTGCAATCTCGACGAGTTCGGCGCCGTCTGGGTCGACAACAGGGATGAGTACTGGAAGGCCGACGATTGCTACGTCTGCGCCGACACCGGCGAAAGCTTCGTCACCCAGTACGATCCGCCGGTCGAGGACGAAGACGGCAACACCTATTGCCAAGAAAGCTGGGATGCGATGCAACCCGAGCCCTTGGACGATGCCGACCCGGCGCAGGCCAATGCTCATGTCCGGGCTTGGTCGGCCTTCACCGTACTGCCTGACGCTTATCAGGGGCCGACGCTAGCCAGGCCTCCGCTGGGCACACCGCCACCTTGGGCCGCATCCATCGGCAGCGCCGTCAATGTGCCGGTGTCGGAGGGCTATATGCTCGATCCTATTGCGGCTGGCTGCCGGTGCAACACGTGCCGGGCCGAAATCGAGCGGCGGGATACGATCGCTCAGGTCGAATACCGGGCCATGCGAGACGCCATCTACGACGCCTACGTGGCAAGGCCGCTTATGCCTGGGGTGCTCACCACAGCCTACGGCATCATCAACACCGCCGTCTAACCCGGAGCACCGACATGACCAACGCAACTGGCAGGGCCTTCCTGCTGGAAATCCTGTCGTGGGCTCGGCCCCACGGCAGCATCACCGAACAGCGTTTCTGCCGCGAGTATCTGGACACCGTACCGGGTATGCAGGAGGACGCCTTCGGCAATCGCTACCTCCGGATTGGTGACGCGCCAATCCTGTGGTCCTGCCATGTCGACACCGTTGCCAAGCGCGGTGGGCCTCAGCTCGTAGTCCTGGACACGGACGACATCGCCAAGCTGGCCAAAGGCAAGCCGGGCATGAGCCTGGGTGCCGACGACGGGGCCGGGCTGTGGATCATGCTCAACATGATCGCGGCCCAACGTCCCGGCCTCTACGTGTTTCACCGCGGGGAGGAGGTTGGTTGCCTAGGCTCCAGCTGGATCAGGACGGAGAACCCCAAGTTCCTCGACGGGATCAAGGCGGCAATCGCGTTCGACCGGGCACACCTTGACGATGTCATCACGCACCAGTCGTATGGCCGGACGTGCTCGCAGGCCTTCGCCCTGAGCATGTCCGCTGCACTCAACGGGCTGGACCAGACCTTCGCATATAAGCCGGACGACACCGGGGTTTACACCGACACCAACGAGTACGCCGGGATCATCCCGGAATGCACCAACCTGTCGGTGGGTTACTACGGCCAGCACGGCCCACGCGAAGTCCTCGACGTGGCCCATTGCGAACGCCTGATGAGGGCCATGCTCAAGCTGGATTGGCAACAGCTGGTCATCGAGCGCGACCCTGCGGTGCGTGACTTCGACGATGGGCCTTGGTCCAATTGGCGTGAGCAGTGCGACCTCGACGACATGGTCGAGCTTATCACCGAAGCGCCGATGGCTGCGGCCCGGTTGCTGCGGCGCAAGGGCTTCACCGCAGACGACCTGCTCGAAGAATTGTGCGGCATGTTTCGGGAGCACGAGGACGACCACGACTATCGACCGCTGACAGCGGCCTGAACACTGGGCTTGGCGCGGGGCCGAGCCTTCCTCTAACCTAGGTATTCCAAGTGAGTAACGTGTTGAGTTTGGCGGGCCGCTTTGATGCGGCTGCGCTGGAGGCGCTGTGCGTCGATAATACCGAGCCTACTTTTGGGGAGAAGATGAAGGCTCGGGCCGAGTTGGGTGACCTTGTGGCAGCAGCCACGGACATCCTGCTCGAACACCCGATCAGGGTGGGCTACTACGTGAAGGAGCAACCAGCCTTCCGCCCGATCGTCGACATGATGACGGCACGGGGCTGGCGTATGTGTGGCTCTGGCTACTACTCGGCTGCCTTCTTCCAAGGTGGGCTCTGCATCAAGCTGGGCTTCAAGGCAGAGGACAGCGCGCTTATGTATTCGGCATGGTGCCGGGCCAATCAGGGACGGGCCGGCGTGCCTGTCATCCACCACCTGATGTCGATGGGCACCTGCTGGGGCGTTCTCATGGATCGGCTCGAAGCAATCGCCGGTGAGCTGGAGGATGGCACCTCGGCCTATGATCCGATCCTAGCTGCCGAGCTGGACTCGGTGAAGGGCACGCTCAATCTGGGCGAGGAAGGTTGGGGCCAGCACATGGAGCTGTGCCGCACCGCGCTCGACATCCGCAGCTTCTTCGTTGGGATTGCGAACTTCGACATTCACGAAGCCAACGTGATGCTGGACCGTAACGGTAACCTCATCATAACGGACCCGGTAAGCTTTGCCGGGGATTACCAGTCACTCAGTAATGACAACGAAGGTTATTCCGGCTATCATCCTGACCGCTTGAAAGCGGCAGGCTGAACGTCTGACCGCACTGGTGCGACAGAGTGCGGTCTAACGTCCAGATGGGACGCCGTGCCTGCTCGATAACGAGGAGGTTTCATCACATGGCTAAGAAGCCAGTTTCAAGAGAGATCAGACTACGCATGAATACCAAGACGCCTGCCACCCTCGAAGATCGCCTCGCCGCTGCCAAGGCGCTGGTCGCGAAGATCGAGGCGCAGATCGTGGCCGAGAAGATCAAGAACGACATCCAGCTCAACGATGACGTGACGTTCAACTTCGGTCGCGGCACCAACATCCGCTCGATGGCGGGCAAGGTCGCGGGCATGGCCGACACGCCGCAGGGCAAGGTCGTCGCCATCACCGTGGACGACAACGGCCTGCCCGAGATCAAGCGCGTGAACATCGCCGCTCTGACCGGCAACAGCACCGCCGACGCGCGCCGCGCCGAGGCCGGCGACACCGACCCGCTGAACGCGGCGTAACCAGCTAGGGCGGGCAGGCTTTGCAGATGGCCAGACACCTGGCGCCACTCTGCTTGTCCGCTCATGACCGGGTGGGCCGGGCTTAGGCTCGGCCCATCACCGCTGCACTCAGCGGCCTGATTTCGCGCAGCCGATGCGCGCTTACATTCTAGGAACAACATGAAGATCATTCTCGCCATCACCCGTGCGGTGGTGGGCCTTGCCACGCGCCTTCACCTGACCAGCCTCTCGACTTCGATCACCGTTGCCGAGCGCAAGGTTGTCTCTGCCGTGCGCAAGACGAATACCGCGGTTGCCGTGCGCAACGCAGCCATGGATACGCTGGCCATTGCCCGTGTCGCGGTGAAGGACACCCGTCGCGTCGAAGCCGCGATCAAGGCGGACTTCTCGAATTTCGTCGCTGCCGCCAGGGCGGAAGCCGACCTGCTCTCGATGAACCACAACGTCGGTAAGTGAGCAGCCTGGATTGGTTGGCCGGGCCGGGCTGTTGCCCGGACCCGGACCCCGAATTGCTGAGCCTCGACGAGATCGACAACGATCCCGACATGGTTCGCTTCGATGACGACGCCATCACCGGCCACGGCTTCGACAGCCGCTTCACGCCGGTCGACACCCTCATGGCTGGACCGCTCTCGATGCACCTCCAGCACGCTCACGACATGGAGCACGGCGATTGCTGCTAATCGGGTTGCTCGGGTTCTGCGTCGGCGTAATCGTCGGCGCAATCGGCGGGTTCGCCGGGCTGTTCAACCTTCTTCGCGAGGCTGACAGGATTTGAGCCTCGACCCGGCAAGCTGGCTTCATCTAGCGCAGGAATTGTCGCTGGGCGGTCGTCGCCGGGTCAACCACGATTGCGGCGAAGGCCGCACCATGATCGTGGACCACAAGGAGGCTGGCTATAGCGCCTATTGCTGGCGCTGTTCGGACAAGGGTTTCCACCCGCATCCGCAGCCCAGCATGGCCGAGAGGCTGGCCCGGCTCAGGGCAGTACAGACGGCCGAGGCCACTGCTGCTGCCAGCCTGAAACCGCCCATGCCGGCTGACTTCAACCCGGCTAATTGGCCGCTGCCTGCCCGTGTCTGGCTGTACAAAGCTGGGCTTGGAAATGATACCATCATCCGCCTCGGATTTTACTGGCACGAACCCACCAAGCGGGTGGTGATGCCGGTCTTTGACGGGGGCCGGTTGGCGTATTGGCAGGCAAGGGGCTTTGACCCGAAGCTGCCCAAATACATCAACCCGACTATCGACAAGCCAGTTTTCAAGCAAGGCGACGGGCCGCTGCTAGTCCTCACCGAGGATATGCTCAGCGCCGTCCGGGTGGGCGAGGTTACAGCCGCTTGGTGCGCTATGGGCACCAGCCTGACAGACACAATCATCGCCGAGATACTGCGCCTGGGCAAACCCGTGAGGGTATGGCTCGACCCGGATAATGCCGGGGTGCGTGGACGGCGAAAGTATGTGCCGATGCTCCGGGCTTACGGGATCGACGCGCAAGCGATCAGATCAGACCGTGACCCCAAGTTATACAGCAAAGAGGAGATCACCAAGTTTCTTTGGACATGACGCTGCTGCGCCTGCTCCGTACTAAGGATAAGTACGACAAGCTAAGGCGGGCAGTTCCCGATAGCGTCCTTGATATCAAGACCAAGACGATCCTGGATGACTTCGGCAAATACTTTCGCGAGTTCGACGTAGAGCGGATCGAGGAGGAGCCTTTCTGGCTCTGGTTCCGAACCTTCGCTCACCCCAAGCTTAACGACGAGCAGCGCGCCATCTATCAAGGCGTGCTCAAACAGGTGCAGGAAGACCTAGACCCGTCCCTAGAGGCCGGGCTGATGTCCCGCCTAGTCTCGGCCGCAACAGCGGCTGACCTGCTGTCCATGATCGAACGGTTCCACGAGGGCGATGAGATCGACTTCGGCTCCGAGCTTCGCAGCCGCGTCGAGCGGTTCGAGCTGGAGGTGAACCGCAAGGTCAAGACTCCGTGGGTGCAAGACGACATCAACCTCCTGTTGCAAGAGGACGCCAACGACACTGGCTTCCACTGGCGATTGGAGGAGGTCAACCTGGCTATGCGTCCGCTTCGCGGCGGCGACTTCGGGATCATTGCGGCCCGGCCCGACGTGGGCAAGACCACGTTCACAGCCGACAACCTCACTCACTTCGCCGCGCAGGTAGACCAGCTGTTCCCCGGCGAAGGCCGGGAAATCCTGTGGTTCAACAACGAGGGGCCGGGCAACCGGATCGTCAAGCGCAACTTCCAATCCGCGCTCAACGCCACCACCAGTGAGCTGGTCGCGATGTCGCAAGCCGGTACGATCGGTAAGCGCTACGTCGAGGCGACGGGTGGCAGGCCGCACACCATCAGGGTGTTCGATATCCACGACTTCTGGAACTATGAGGTCGAGGACATCATCCGGCAGCACAAGCCGGCCCTGATCCTGTTCGACATGATCGACAACATCAAGTTCGGTGGGTCAGTATCCAACAACGGCCAGCGCACCGACCAGCTGCTCGAAGCAATGTATCAGTGGGGCCGTATCCAGGCTGTCAAGAACGACTGCCCTGTGCTGGCCACCAGCCAGATCAGCGCAGATGGCGAGAACCAATGCTACCCCACGTTGTCCATGTTGAAGGACAGCAAGACCGGCAAGCAGGGCGCCGCGGATTTCATCATGACCATCGGCTACAACTCGGACTTCACAAGCAGCCGCTATCTTGGCCTGACCAAGAACAAGCTGGCGCGGGAGAACGGGCCTAAGCAGCTCAAGGCCGAGGTCATCTTCGACGGGCAGCGTGGCCGCTACGTCACGCCCAGCCAATTCAACGGAGCACAATGAGAGACAAGATCGAGGCAGCCATCAAGCTGCTCCAAGGCCAAGGCTACGAGGTCTTTAATCGTAGCGCGGCCATCCACCTACGTGCCCAAAGGGCCGAGCAAGTTGGCCGGTTTGTTCAATACAAAGACGACACGGGTTATCAGCAAAGCGTCCGCGCCGAACTGGGTCGTCTGATCGAGCGAGAGATGCAGCGAGTCGGGCTAATCGAGTTCTCCAACGACGCTGCTCTTGCAGACGGAGACAAGTACGGCTTCCTGCCATTCACTGTCGTCACCAGGGGTAATCTGGAGGTGTTCCCTGCGGTGCGCAAGGAGTGGCGCCGCTGAGCCACAGAGCCTTACGCCTCGCGGCGAAGCTCGGCCTGATCCTGCTCATCGACCAGACTCCGGCCCAGCGCGGCAAGCGCAAGCCTCAATACCTAGTCGATGACGCCACACCCAAGAGCCAACTACGGCAGCTGCCTCCGGGTCATTGGGTTGTCCATCGGTTCCCGAGGCAGCCCCGGCTAGTACCGAGAGATAGAATATAGCTGAACCCAAGCGCGTCTTGGTGGCCTGCGAATTTAGTGGGACAGTCCGAGACGCCTTCAACGAATTGCCAGGCTTCGAGGCCTGGTCCTGCGATCTGCTGCCCGACGAAAGAGGCAGCAACCGACACATAACCGGCGATGTCCGGGATCACCTCGGCGATGGCTGGGATTTGCTCATCGTGGCACATCCGCCATGCACCCGGCTCTGCAATAGCGGAGTCCGTTGGTTGAGCGTACCGCCTCCGGGTCGGACGCTGGAGGATATGTGGGCCGAGCTGGATGAGGGCGCTGCCCTGTTCTCCACGCTCTGGAACGCACCGATCCCGCACGTCGCCGTCGAGAACCCGGTCATGCACCGGCACGCCAAGGCTCGCATCGTCAACTATCGAGAGCCGGCTCAGTCGGTTCAGCCGTGGCAGTTTGGTCATGGCGAGACGAAGCGAACCTGCCTGTGGCTGCGTGACCTACCGCCACTGGTGCCGACGAACATCGTCGAAGGGCGCGAGCACCGGGTCCACATGATGCCGCCCGGCCCCGATCGCTGGAAGGAGCGAAGCCGGTTCTTCACCGGGATCGCTCAGGCGATGGCCGAACAGTGGGGCGCACACATCCTAGCAGCAGACGCAATGAGGAGAGCCGCATGAGCTACAACGTCTGGGACGTAGAAACCAGCATCCGCACCAGCTTCAAGCGTAAGGGTAACCCGTTCGATCCCGACAACTTCGTGGTCATGTCCGGGTGGAAGCGCAAAGGCGGCAACGTCGTCGGCGAGTACTTCGGTCGGCGCGGCAACCGTGAAGGGCAGGGGCTCCCTGCTGACTGGTTCACCAAGCTGCTGACCGGCACCTCGCTGCTGGTCGGGCAGAACATCAAATACGATCTGCTCTATGCCCTGAACGATCGCGTCAATGGCCCGGCCAACCGCAAGGCTTGGATGGCCTATGTCGCCGGGGGCGGCAACGTCTGGGACTGTCAGCTGGCCGAGTATCTGCTCGAAGGCATGGACCCGGCTTATCACATGATGAGCATGGACGAGCTGGCTCCGCGCTACGGCGGCAACACCAAGTTCGACGAGGTGAAGGCCCTGTGGCAATCCGGGATCAGCACCGAGGACATCAACCCGGACCTGCTGCGGCGCTACCTCTGTGGCGAACAGGCCACGGACGGCACGGCGCTGGAGCATGGCGACATCGGGAACACCGAGGTCATCTTCCTCGGCCAGCTGGACCGAGCCCGCGCATCGGGTCAGGTCAAGTCGATCCTGATGAACATGGGCAGCCTGCTCTGCACCATCGAAATGGAATTGAACGGCATGGCCGTGGACGTGGATCGGGGCATGGCCCTGGCCCGCGATCTGGAGGCCGAGATTGCTACGGCTTCGGTCGAGCTTGCCGGGTTCATCCCGCAGGACTGCCCCTTCGATTTCAACTGGGGAAGCTCCCAGCAGAAGTCGGCGCTGATCTTCGGAGGCCGGGTCAAATATGAGGCTCGAGTTGCTGTGGTCGATGCCGAGGGTAAGCAGGTCTATGCCCAGATGGATGAGGAACATATCACCTACGCGGACGGCACGACCGGCCCGCTTAGTGTGTACCTGTCTCTGACTGACGAGCAGCGGGCCACCACGGATCGCCTTACCAAGCCTGTCCGGTTCAAGGGCGGAAAGAACGCTGGCGAGCTTAAGACCAAGCGTGTCAAGGTCGACGACCCGAGCAAGCCCAAGTCCCGGATGGAGGACTTCTACTACGAGTTCCCCGGCTACACCCAGCCTAAGCCGCGTTGGCTAGGCAAGTCCGGATACTACAGCACCAGTGCTGAGGTCATCGCCGAGCTTGGCGACAGGGACGTGCCGTTCCTGCAAACGCTGGGCAAGGTCACGGGCCTGACCAAGGACCTGACGACCTATTACATCACGACCGACCCCGACACCGGGGAACAGTCCGGGATGCTCACGCTGGTGCAGGCGGATGGCATTATCCACCACATGCTCAACCACACGTCCACGGTGACGGCACGGTTTAGCTCCAGCAACCCCAACCTCCAGAACTTGCCCAAGGGTGGTAAGTCGGACGTCAAGAGCATCTTCATCAGCCGCTTCGGCGCCAACGGCAAGATCATCCAGTCGGACTTCTCCTCGCTGGAGGTTTACGTCCAGGCGATCCTGACCAAGTGCAAGCAGCTGATCGCCGACTTGCAGGCTGGCTTGGACATGCATTGTGTCCGGGTTAGCCAGAAGGAAGGGATCACCTACGAGGAGGCGCTGTTCCGCTGCAAGAACCCGGATTATCCGGAGCACAAGCTGTGGGACACCAAGCGTACCAAGGCCAAGGTGTTCAGCTTCCAGCGGGCATACGGCGCTGGCGCGGCCAAGATCAGCGAGAGCGCCAAGATACCCTTCGAGGAAGTCGAGGCGTTGATAGCCGCAGAGAACGCGCGCTATCCCGAGATCGAGAAGTTCTACACCGACGAAGGCACGGGCCTTACCGCACTCATCAAGGCGAGCAGCGTCCCGACCAGCAAGTTCTTCCAGCATCCCGAGATACCGGGGCTCATGTGCAATCCGCGCAAGGGCTACTACCGGACGCCGGACAACAAGCTCTACACCTTCCGGGAAAGCGACAGCCCAGGCTTCCTCGCCAAGCGCGGGATCGCCACCAGCTTTAGCCCGACCGAAGTGAAGAACTACCCGGTGCAGGGCGAGGGCGGTGAATGGGCCAAGGCTGCCATGTGGTTAGCCATCAGGGCCTATTATGCCCGCGAGAATTTCGGCGGGTTGGCCCTGTTGGTCAATCAGGTTCACGACGCCCTCTACACCGATGCTCACGACGACGTGGCCCTAGAGGCCGCGGCCTTGCTTCATGCCTGCATGGAGGAGGCCTCGACCTTCATGGAATGGTACTTCGCCTGGGACATCCCGGTGCCGGTGCCGAGCGATACGTCGTGGGGCGCCAACATGCTGGAGGAAGGCAAGATGCCCGACTCCTTCAAGCCCAAGGTGGTCGAGTTCCGGCAGCATGTCCGGTCGACCTACATCCAGAATTATACACCAAGCTGTGAGCGGGCTGCACCCGCGCTCGCGGCCTAATCAGGAGAACAGATAATGTTCGACGTGCAAAGCGCCATTGCGGCAGCGGTAGAAACCGGCCCCGACATGACGCAGGCCTCGGCCTCGGGCGGCGGTTTCGACCCGCCCGCAGCTGGCCCCGTCCGCCTTCGCCTCATCAGCTACATCGAGCTGGGCATCTACGAGGACGAATGGCAGGGCAAGAAGCGGCTCAAGGAAAAGGTCGCGCTCCAGTTCGAGCTGAGCGGCCCGAAGCATCCCCCGCGTGAGCTGGAGGATGGCCGGAAAATCCCGGACATCATCACCATCACGATGAACCTGAGCCTTTCGGAGAAGGCCGGCTTCTACAAGCTGTTCCAGCGGCTCAACCACACCGGCGAATACAAGCATTTCGCCCAGCTGCTGGGCAAGCCGTTCATCGGCACGGTCCACCACACGGAGAAGGAGGGCAAGACCTACGCCAACCTTCATGACAGCGAGGGCATCTACACGATCCGCCCGCCGTTCCGCGAGGACTTCGACAGCGGCGAGAGCATCCCGGTGCCGGTCGACGAACCGCTGACCCCGCTCAAGTGCTTCATCTGGGCCGCGCCCGAGGCGGCGCTCAAGGGCATGTGGGACAGCATCTTCATCGACGGCAAGACCGACGACAAGAAGGACGAGAAGACCGGCGCGGTCATCCCCGGCAGGTCAAAGAACTACTGGCAGAACCGGATCAAGACCGCGACCAACTTCGCCGGATCGCCGATCGCCGAGCTTCTGTTCGCTGGCGGCGAAGTCGACCTGGGCGAGGCCAAGGCCGAAACCCCGGCCCGTACCGATGAAGCCAAGGAAGCTTCGGCGGACGCCAAGGCCGGCGCCGATGCTGACCCGCTCGCGGGCATGTGACTATCATTGTTGCGCTGCTCGTCTTGCTGCTGGTCATCAAAGTCGTGAACCCGACGCACTGGCGCTGACGCACTCAACGACCTGAAACCAAACAATCGACGCGAGGCCGGGCTTAGTCCCGGCCTTTTGCATTTGAGGAGACGTGCATGTTTGACGCTGCCATCGCGGCGGTAGCAGAAGCTGCCCCGCACACCGTCCAGACCGTCCCGGTTACGCCGGGCCTCGTGGTCCATGTCGACGGAGATTATCTCGCTTACTACGCCAGCGGCAATGACGACACGTCGCCGGGCCAAGCCCGACAGAACGCCATCGACCGTATCCAATGGTTCATGTCCCGGATCGGTGCCGAGAATGCCGTGGTCCACAACACGGCAAAGGGTTGTCAGAAGGGCGAGCGATATCTCATCGCTACGGTTAAGGCCTATCAGGCCCAGCGCTCATCGAGCCGCCGACCGAAGAACCACGCTTACCTCCAAGACTGGCTGCAAGGCTACGAGGGGGATCTATTCCGCGCTAAGAATTGGGCAACCCGCGAAGCCGATGACGGCATCGGGGCTTGTGCTCATTTCGCCATCGGCAAGCAGCCCGGCTACGTCGGGATCGCCACGGCCGACAAAGACATGCGGATGCTGCCCGGCCTCCACGTCAATTGGCAATCGGGACAAGTCACCCGGGTCAACCCAGGCGACTACGATGTCATAGGCGAGGACGGGAAGCAGTACGGGCTCAAGTTCTTCTTCCTCCAGATGCTCATGGGCGATCAGGCAGACAACTGTCCTGGCCTAGAGCATTACCCGCAATTCAAGGCCGATGGGTCCTTCGATAAGAACAAGCCCATCGGGGAGAAGACGGCCGAGAAGTTCCTCGCCGATTGCGGGACCACGCAGGACGCCTGCGCCAAGGTCATCGACCTGTACCGCCAAGCCTATCGCAACCACCCGGAAGGCGCTGCCGACGATCGCTTCTGCGAGCAGGCTGCCCTCATGTGGATGCGCTTGGCCAACGACGCGCCGGTCGGCGACTTCGCCCATCACCGGGGCTTCTCCCGGATCAATCACGGCTTCGACGATGCAATGTGGGCAGCGGTCGAACGCCTCGAAACAAGGGTACGACTTGCTCGCGAACAGATTAACTCATTCGGCTGTAGCGACGATCCGCTTGCAGCAGATAGCCTCGCAGGGGGGTAAGTGCGCCCTGTGTGGTTTGCCCGGTGTCGCCCGCGACCCGGTGCTAGATCACGACCATGCTACGGGGGCGGTGCGGGGAACCCTGCATCGCTCCTGCAACGCCCTCCTGGGCAAGGTAGAGAACAACCACGCCCGCTTCGGCGTATCCGTAGATAGCCTGCCCGCGTTCCTTCATGGAGCTGCGGCCTATCTACAGAGGCACAAGACCAACATCACCGGGCTGCTGCATCCCACCCATAAGACGGATGACGAGAAGCGCATTGCCCGGAACAAGAAGGCCGTGACCCGCAGGGCACTGGCTAAGAAGGCGACAACCTGAACAAGATTATCGACTGTCCTTTCTCCCAAACGGAGATCGCCGCAGCCTACAACAGCGCACCGAACCTCGCCGCAGCAGCCAAGCGCCTATCGCGCAAAGGCCACGGCAACATCACGGTTTCGATGCTGCGCTACTGGCTGGGCCGCATGGACCACACAGACTTCGCCGATGGTTTCGACCGGGCCAAAGAGGTTGCCCGATCGCGCAACGCGATGAGCGAGAACCTGCGCCTCCGGGCCGATAACCGCGCGCTGGTCGAGGCCGTGGGCACCCGTCAGGGGTTCCTCGACGCCTTGGCCCAGATCGCCGCGGATATGCCCGAACGTGAGCCGGTCAACTTCCGGCCCTTCATGGGTGGGCAGGTTGGCACCCCGATGACCGTCGAGCTGCTGCTGTCCGATCTCCAGATCGGCAAGCTGGCTCCCGGTTACAACACCGCCGTGGCTCGCAAACGCCTGTTCGAGTACGGGCGGGCTGCCCTGTTCCAGATCGAGCAGAAGGCCGCTGTCGGCTACCGGATCGAAGGCATCGTCCTGGCCATCCTCGGCGATGTCATCGAGTCCGACAAGAAGCACAAGAACAGCGCCCGAGCCACTGACACTGGCACGGCCGAGCAAATCTTCGACGCCGTGGAAGGCATCTTCCTGTTCGTCATCGAGCCGCTGGCCAAGCTGGGCATCCCGATCAAGATCGTGTGCGTCACTGGCAACCATGACTGGGACGACCACGGGATCAATATGTTCCAGCCGGGCAGGCAGCACCTGAGCTGGCCGCTCTATCGAATGATGGAAATGCTTGCGTCCCGCGCCGGCTACGAAAACGTCACCTTCGACATTCCGGATGGCAGCTACGCCATCGCCGATTTCTATGGCCAGCATGTGCTCTACGAGCATGGCGTCGGGGTGTCTGTCACGGAAAGCGCCATGAAGGCGCACAAGATCAAGCGTGCAGAACAAGAGAAGCTTCACCTCACCTACTTCCGCATGGGCGACAAGCACGCCGTCACCGGGTTCAATGCCGGGCAGATGGTCGTCAATGGCGCCTTCTTCGGGGCTACCTCCGGAGGCACCGAATATAGCGGTATTGCTGGTTATAGCAGCGTGCCTGCTCAGTGGATGGGCTTCCATGTTCCTCGCCGGGATACCCGGCTGAGCCTCTACGACACCTTCACGATCCAACTGGATCATATCGGAGAATAATGGGCAATTGTCCTCAGCCCGGCCGCGCGCCGGGCAACGACCAATCGCGCGCTGTGTCTCTTCCCGATGACGCGAATAAGCGCAACGAGTACCCTATGGCCGAGGGCCTTCTTGACTACTTTCCCAACGCATTGGCGGAAGTAGCGCGGCTCTCCTTCCTGGCCACAAAGCAGCATCACCCGGACAAGCCCATGCATTGGGATCGGTCCAAATCGACCGATCACCGCAACAAGATCATGCGGCATCTGGCCGATACCGATACGGTCGACGACAAAAACATCGACCACTGGGCAATGGTGTGTTGGCGGGCGCTGGCCGGCTATCAGGAGTATCTTGAGAAGAAGCACGGCTACCCAATGTCTAAGGCTTCTCGCGTTGGCGGTTGAGCTTAACGCCGGCATCCGCCTGCTGAGCGGTGACCTGTTCGATTATAATGCCCCAGCAAATGGCCGGGTTGTTATCGAGGACATCGCCGCAGCACTGAGCAACGTCTGCCGCTTTGCGGGCCACGTCCCGTATTTCTACTCGGTAGCGCAGCACGTCATCAACACGAGCCGGATCGTAGCCCCAGAGTTCGCCTTCACGGCTCTCATGCACGACACGGCCGAGGCCTTCACCAATGATCTGCCGACCCCGCTCAAGCACGCCGTCCCGGTGTTCAAGGAGCTGGAAGTCACGATCGAGTCCGACATGGCTCGCCGGTTCGGGTTCCAATATCCGCTGCCGCCAGAGATCAAGGTTGCCGACCTGCAAATGCTGGCCCTCGAAAAGGTCTATGTGAAGCGCGACCTTTCGCACTGGTCGATCCTCGACGGCACCGAGTTCGAGCATCTGCGCCGGGCCGTGGACCTAAGGCCCATGACGCCAAGTCGGGCCAAGGAGCTGTTCCTCGAACGCTACCACGAGCTGAGATGGCGGTATGCCTGACTACATTATCCAGAAGGCCGTAGGCCCGGATAAAGTCGTCAAGAAGCACCGCAAGACCCTGGCCGAATACGGCGCGGCCTATCTGGCCCAGCGTAAGTATGACGGTTGCTGCGCGGTGATCTTCACTGGGGAAGGTCGGGTCGAGCCCTATGGGCAGTCGAGGACGGGCGAGGACTATCCCTCGCTCGACCCGGCCGCGAAGGAGCTGCGCCTTACCATGGGTCCGGGCTTCGTCCTGATCGGCGAGGCATGGTGGCCCGGCAAGGACCAGTTCAACCTCATCAGCGGCGAGTTTCGCAGGCTTGAGCCCAGCAGCAATCTGACTGTCATGGTCAACGACTGCCTGACCCAGGCCGAGTTTGACGCCGGGTTCAGCCCGGTGCCGTACCGGGAGCGCATCGATCGCGTCCCAGTGAGCCCGGATTACCGCTGGGTGAAGGTCGCGAGTTGGGCGCCGGGCACCTACGGTTGTCCCCAAGCGCTATGCAACAAGTTCGTCGACGAAGGCGGCTTTGACGGCCTCATCCTGCGCGACCCGGAAGGCACTTGGACCAAGGGCTCTGGCACCACCGGCGAGATCATCAAGATCAAGCGGGTACTGAGCTTCGATCTGCGTGTCACCGGCTGGGAGCCGGGCAAGGGCAAGCACGAGGGCCGGGCAGGGGCTTTGACCGTGGATTTCCGTGGCAAGCCCCTGAGCATCGGCACCGGCCTATCCGACGCTCAGCGGGACAACATCGCAGCCTACTACCGGGACGACTGGCATGGCGCGATAGTCGAGGTCGAAGCCATGGACTACTCCAGCGACGGCCTCCTGCGCGAGCCGCGTTTCAAGGGCATCCGTTTCGATAAGCCGCAGCCAGACGCCTGACCGGCGTTAGATATTTGGCGCGATATTTCTAACAAGGACTAGCACTGCACGAAGCGATTGCCGCTGCCGTGGAAGCCGGGTTGAGCCATGAGGTTCCCCGGCTGACACAGGTTCAGCTTGAAGAAGAAATGTACGACTTCGGCCGTGCCCGCACTCAGCGCATGATGACGCGCAATGAGGAGGGTGGCCGGGCAAACAACAACCCTTATGCCCAAGCGATCTACCGGCGCTTCGTCCTGCCCCTCTCGGAGATAATCCGGGAGGACATCCAGAACCGAACGCCGGGCCGGCGCAAGGCTCACACCTACCTGCTCGAACCGATGAACCCGGAGGCCGTCGCCTATCTGGCGGTTCGCAACACGCTCAACACGCTGATGAACGGCGGTGAGACAGCCAAGTCCGTGCATGGCAATGGCGTGATCGATCATGGTTCCGTCATGGAGGTTAGCGCCCGAGGAGTAATCTCTGCGGTCGGCAAGGCAGTGTACCACGAGCTTCTGCTCGGCCTGTTCGAGACGGCTGCACCTGACCTGTTCTACACGCTGGTCAACGACCTTGGCCGTCGCATGTCCAAGTCCGAGCGGCACCGCATGACGGTGTTCAAGATGCAGGCCAAGGAGAACGGCATCCCGTTCCCCGACTGGGGCGCGGCCGGTACGCAACAGGTTGGCGCCTACCTGCTGGATCAGCTGGAGCAGCTCGGTCTGATCGAAACCATGTCGGTGACGGTCGGGGCGGGTAGGCGGGCTCAGGTCCGCAACACGATTCACGCCAAGCTCACGCTCGACGCATGGAACCTGATTGACGAGATCAAGGGGCACATCGTCGAGACGACGCCTTACTACCTGCCGTGCATCGAGCCGCCCAAGGATTGGATGAGCATTTGCGACGGGGGCTTCCACACGCACGCCATGCGCCGGATGCAGCCCTTCGCAGTGCGATCCTACGGGGGCTGGAGCGAGTTCGAGGAGCACGACCTGTCGACGCCCCTCGCGGCCATCAATGCGCTCCAGCGCGTTCCCTGGCGCATCAACGGGCCGATGCTGGACGCGATCAGGAAAGTCGCCCGGCATTTCGACATGGAGGAAATCCTGTCGCAGGCCGAGCTGCCCGCGCCGCGGAAACCTGATTGGCTGATCGGTGACCTGAAATTCGCCCAGATGGACCCGGAGCAGCAATCGGAGTTCGTCAGCTGGAAGCGCCAGAAGGCCGAGTGGTTCACGCAGATGAAGCTGCGCGGGACCAAGTACGGCCGGTTCTATACCGCCACCAAGATCGCGGAGAAGTTCCGGGCCTTCCCCGCCATCTACTTCGTGTATTTCGCCGACTTCCGTGGTCGGCTCTACGCCCAGACCACCGGCGTCAGCCCGCAAGGCTCCGACATGCAGAAGGCTCTGCTCCAGTTCGCTGAGGGCAAGCCGCTCGATACCGTCGAGGCCGAGGATTGGTTCTGCATCCACGGCGCCAACAAATGGGGCTACGACAAGGCCTCGCTGAGTGACCGCGTTGCCTACATCAAGGATCGGCGCAAGCTCATCCTGGCCTTCGCCGATGACCCAATCAGCAACGACGAATGGACCGAGGCGGATAGCCCGCTCCAATTCCTGGCTTGGTGTATGGAGTTCGCCGACTGGCAGCGATCACCCGAGACGTTTCTGAGCCACCTGCCGATCGGCATGGACGGCTCCTGCAACGGCCTCCAGAACTTCTCTGCCATGTTGCGTGATGAGGTTGGAGGCAAGGCCACCAATCTGGTGCCCAGCGAGCTGCCACGCGACATTTACCAGATGGTGGCTGATGTCACCGCTCTGCTGCTGCGCAAGGCAACTCCAGATGAGAACGGCTGGCGCGATAAGTGGCTAGCCCATGGTATCAACCGGACGCTGGTGAAGCGCTCTGTCATGACGCTTCCCTATGGTTCTACCCGGTTCAGCTGTGCTGATTTCATCGTCGGCGATTACCTCAAGATCGGCAAGGCCAAGGAGTTCGCCAAGGAGGAGTACGCCCGTGCGGCGCAGTATCTCTCGCACTTCGTTTGGGACGCCATCGCCGAGGTGGTGGTCAAGGCCCGTGAGGCCATGGCATGGCTCCAGGCCGGCGCCCGCAAGATCATACGGGATGGCAACGAGGCCATCCGCTGGGTGACGCCGAGCGGCTTCCCTGTGGCCCAGTACTACCAAGAACAGAACAGCCATAGGATCAGGACCAATCTGTGTGGCAACGCCTTCCTGCGCCTGTCCGTCGATAGCGATGCAGCTGATGGGCACCGGCACCGCAACGGTGTCGCGCCGAACTTCATCCACAGCTACGACGCCAGCCATCTGCACTTGGTGACCGTTGCCGCTGCGGCCGAGGGCCTGCACCTGGCTATGATCCATGACGACTATGGGGCGCACGCTGCCGACGCCGGGCGCCTCTACCGGATCATCCGGGAGGTGTTCGTGGCCATGTACGAGAATTGCGACCCGTTGCTGGCGTTTGCGTCGGCCTACGATCTGGACCCGCCGCCCAGCCGGGGAAACCTAGACCTGCGTCAGGTGCTCCAGTCCCCGTATTTCTTCTCGTGAGAACCGGGCTCAATTTGATACCATCATCCACATAGGAGCATCTATTGGCTCGGGATAATATCCAGGCTCACTTCCGGTTAGACCAGCAGGCTTATGAAGCCTTAGAAAAGCAGGTGCTCCCGGTAGTAGTCCAGAGAGATACTACAGACATTCAAGCAGGCTACATGCTGGGCATCCAGCAAGTCCTAGGCCTGCTAAGGAAGGGCTTTGTCATCGGTTCCGGCGCGTAAGCTGGCACCCGACGACTACCCGTTAGTCGAGGCTGCACTCAACGACCTGGTTCGGCATTTGCAAGCGCACGGCAGCAAACAGCTGTACCAGCACCTCGACGTTGCCGCCACGATGGAAAGCCTGCCCAACATGCGGCACGCCTACATCGTGGCCGGCTCATACCTAGTCGTCTACGACCTCATCATCCCTTGGTTCAGCCGGACGGTGCTCCTTCAAGAGCTTCTGGTCCTTAGGCTAAACCGAGCGTCTACCTTCGACGTAGTCCCGGATTTCCTATCGGCACAAGCCGCCGAGGCTGGCGCATCCTTGATCCTTGTCGGCACTATGCTGGCCAAATCAGATCGGGCGCTGGCTTCGCTCTATAGTCGATCCGGGTTTGTCGAAGCAGCTCGGGTCTTATCCAAGGAACCCTAATGGGCTTTCTCTTCGGCATAGGCAGCGCCAACAAAGCTGCCAAGCAACAGGCCCAGGCTACTCTGACTGCGGCCAATATGCAGGCCAACAATGACCGGCTCGTGGCTCAGGCCGCGGTTCAGTCTCAGCAGACGATGATCGCCCAGAAGCAGGCATCGGACAAGGCAGCGGCGCTGCTCTCCGTTCCTCAGGGTCAGGTCGACGTTCAGTTGGCCAATGACGCTAACTCCCCGACGATCGACCCGACCACGGGCAAGCGCCGGACATCGCGAACCCCCTTCCTCAGCTCGGCCCCGGCTAGCTCAGGCGTCCGCATCTAATGCGGCAGTACCCCGATTTAGACGGGGGTGGGGACATTGGCGGGGGCTACAGTCCCGGTGGAGGAGCAGCTGGTGGAGCCCCCGGTGTTAGCACCGGACAACCTCTCCCTGTCGCCATCGTCATCAACAAGATCGAACCCGAGCCTAAGCCAACGACCGAGCCGACCCCGGAACCGCCAAGAGCGGCGCGAGACGCACGGCTGAGACAGAAGCTTGCTCGTAGCAGGTTCACACAATCGCCCCGGACAGCCGGGGTCAAAATCTAAAGGAACCGAATGGCCTTCGCTGGAAGCGCGGCTGGTCGGTGGACCCAGCTAGACGGCCAGCGCCGAAGCTTCCTGCAACGTTGCATCAACTACGCCAGCTACACCCTGCCCAAGATTTGCCCGCCTACCGGGTACAAGCAGGATAGCGACGAGCTTTCGCACGATTTCCAGGCAGTCGGCGCCCAGTCCGTAAACCACCTCGCTAACAAGATCATGCTGGCCTTGTTCGCGCCGTCCCGCCCGTTTTTCAGGTTGGATGCTTCGCCCGAGATCAAGGCCCACATGGCCGAGCTACAGGTCAATGAAACCGACCTTGCCGACATGCTGGCCAAGGGTGAGAAAGAGGCCGTCAATGCGCTAGACCGCATGGCCCTTCGGCCCAAGCTCTATGAAGCCGTCAAGCACCTCATCGTCACCGGCAACGTCCTGCTCTGTCTGGACGAAAAGACCATCCGCGTGCTCGGCCTACGCAAATACTGCGTGCGCCGGTCCATGTCCGGAGAAGTCCTTGAGCTGCTGATTGCCGACAAGGTGAACTTCGACGAGCTGGAGCCTGCGGTACAAGACACCGTTAGCCGCTACGCCCACTACAACGACGACACCTGCGTCACTCTCTACCGCTGGATCAAGCGTAACGCCTTGGGCGATTACGAAATGGACCAGTGGGTAGATCGCTACCAGCTGCCCAAAGAGTTCTCTGGCAAGTGGCCCGAGGATAAGATGCCCTACCGGGTTCTGACTTGGGACCTGTCCGACGACGCCCATTATGGCACCGGGCTGGTGGAGGATTACAAGGGCGACTTTGCCGCCTTGTCTGCCCTCTCGCAGGCCCAGGTCATGGGTGCGGTGCTGGCCTCGGAGTTCCGCTGGCTGGTGAACCCGGCTGGGCAGACCAAGCCCGAAGACCTGATGCGCAGCCGCAACGGCCAAGCCATCCCAGGCATGAAGGACGACATCAGCCTAGTCGAGTCCGGCAAGGCAGGTGACCTCCAGATCACGCTCAACATGAGCGGCGAGTACGTCAACCGGATCGGCAGGGGCTTCCTACTTGGCTCGGCCATCGTCCGCGATGCGGAGCGTGTGACCGCCGAAGAAATCCGGATGCAGGCCAACGAGCTAGAGACATCGCTGGGCGGCGCCTATTCGCGCCTCGCAGTGGACTTCCAGCTGCCCATGGCCTTCTGGCTGATGAAGCTGGTCAAGCTCGGGGTCGACGGCACCCAGTTCATTCCCTCCATCGTCACAGGCCTTGAAGCGCTTTCGCGCGCCGGGGACTTGGACGACCTCAAGCTCTGGCTCGCCGACATGGCGGGCGTGGCTCAGCTGCCCGAACCTCTCCAGGCCGCGCTCGATATGGGCGCAATCGCCAAGGGGTTGGCCCTGCCACGGCGCATCGACGTGTCCCAGTTTCTCAAGTCTCCTCAGCAGATCGCTCAGGAACAACAGCAAGCCCAACAGGCTCAGCTCCAACAGACGGCTGGCGAGGCAGGCATCAATGCCGCCGCACAGCAAGCCGCTAATCAGGAACCAACACCCGCATGACCGTCGAGGTAAATGGCCAGTCCGATCAGGGCGCGGCACAGACCCCGGAACAGCAGGGCCAGCAACAGCAGGCACCGGCTAACCAGCAGCAGGCTCAGGAGCCCGCGCAGGTAATCGACCCGAAGCTCGATGCACAACAGCAGCAGCCCACGCAGACCCCGGCACAGTCCGAGGCCCCCGCTGGCGATGCGCCCATCGAGTACGAGCCCACCGGCTATCCCGGCTTGGACGTTGCCCTCGGCTTCGTCGGCAAGCTTGGCATCGGCTTGGACCATCCCGCCATGCAGGCGACCTCGACCGGCGACTTCTCCCTTATAAAGGCGCACCTCGCCACGATGGGCGACAAGGCGCAGGGCTGGGAGCAGATGGTTGCCCTCGCCGAGGAAGCCTACCAGCAGAACGAAACGAAGAAGACCGAGACTGCCCAGAAGGTCAGCGCCGCGGTTATCTCCGTTGCTGGCTCGCCGGAAGCTTGGAACGAAATGAAGGCGTGGGCTCAGGCCAACGCCGATCAGGCCGAGAAAGACGCCATCAACGCCATGTTCGATGCTGGCCCGATCCAGGCTCGCATGGCTGCCATGTATATTGCCGAAGCCTATCGCAAGGCTCCCGGCAACACCGTCAAGCCTAACTCCGCGCTGCGCCAGACGGCAGGCGCCGGACAGGCCGTCAACAGCAATGCCCCGCTCACGCCGGGCGAATACGCTGCTGCCGTCCGCGATCTCCGAGGAAAGCTCGGCAATCGCATGGACGCTTCCCCCGAATATGCGGCGCTGCGCGCCCGCCTTCGCCGCTAAGACGGCCTAACACTTCAAGGACTAAATGCCCCTTTTCGACGACGCCGGTAACATCCCGGCGAATACCCTCGTTCGTCCCGGTCAGTTCGACCAGGCGGGCGACATCAACGCGGCTGCCGTTACCGAATATGCAGGCCACGTCGAGCACACGATTGCTCGCAAGTCGAAGCTCCACGGCTTCATCCCGGTCAAGCCCGTTCGCGGCACCAACAAGATCGGCTCGTATGGCTTCGGCGATGCGCAGGTGCAGGCGCTTGTCGTCGGTCAGGCCCCGCCCTCGACCCCGAGCGACATCGGTCGCAACACGCTGACGGTCGACACCGTTGTGCTGACCCGCTCGGCGGTGCCGATGCTGGAAACCTTCCAGACGCAGTACGATGCTCGCCAGGAAGTCGGCGTCGAGCATGGCCTCAAGATGGCCAAGTTCATCGATCAGGCTTACTTCATCCAGGCTGCCAAGGCAGCGTCGCTCACCAACTCGAAGTACAGCTCGACCGCTGGCAAGCCCTCGGGCTTCGCGGGCGCCTCGACCAAGGTTCTCGCCGCCACCGGCGACAAGACCGATCCGGCGAAGCTGTACGCGGCCATCCGTGACCTGTTCGTCACCATGGAAGCCAAGGACGTGGTGCCGGCCGAAGACGACGTTATGCTCGTGTTCCGTCCGGAGCAGTTCTATGCGCTCCAGGACGCCGAGCAGATCGTCAACGGCACCTACATAACGTCGGCCGGCACCAAGCTGGAGAACATGCCGATCTTCAAGGCGTTCGGCTGCCCGGTCGTGTCGAGCAACAACATGCCGAACACGAACATCACCGGTCACCTCCTGTCGAACGCCAACAACGGCAATGCCTATGACGGCGACTTCACCAAGCTGGTCGGCCTCGCGCTGTCGCCGAAGGCGCTGCTCGCGGGTGAGACGATCCCGCTGGAGTCGGACCTGTTCTGGGACAAGCTCTACAAGACGTGGTTCATCGACTCGCACTGCGCGTTCGGTGTGACCCCGGATCGTGCCGAGTACGCTGGCGCCATCTGGCTCCCGTAACCAGTTCCTCCCATCGGCCATGCGCCGGTGGATGCCCCGCCTTCCTTCGGGAGGGCGGGGTTTTTGGCTTCTAGGAGTTCAATGACATTTCTTAGCCGTCTCGACGTTGTGAACGACATGCTTGCCCTTATGGGTGAAGCACCGCTTCTCAGCGAAGACGAAGGCCACCCGCTCTACCCGCAAGCCGTAAGGACGCTCAACGTGGCATCCTATCGCACGCAGGCAAGGGGCTGGTGGTTTAACACCGAGAAGATCCAGCTTCAGCCTGATGCAGTCTCGGGCAACATCAATCTGTCGCCTGACGTTATCCGCGTCGATCCCCGTGACGATTGCCTGAACTACGTCCAGCGTGGGCGTAAGCTGTACAACGCCTTCGCAGGCCCATCTGTCGATCGTTATGTGTTCACCACCCCGGTGAGCGTATGGCTGGTTCGGCATGTGCCTTTCGAGGATTTGCCGGTCCCGGCGCAGCTTGCTGTTTCCTACGCTGCCCAAGTCGATTTCCAGCGTGCCTACGACGCCGACGGGCTCAAGTTCCAACAGCTCATGGCCTCGGCTCGAGAAGCACTGATCGGCCTGAACGCTGAGCATATCAGCAACGTCAACGCGAACCTGCTCCAGACGCCTAGCGTCGTGGAAACGATGGGTCGCATCGCGCCCATGATGGGCTTCGTCGGGGCGCGGGCGCCCTACTTCTTCTAGCTCAAGGTTACATGGTCAAAGTTTCCGGCTCCTACGAGAGCATTATCCGAGGTGTGTCGGAGCAGTCGCCGCAAGATCGTCGGCCCGGCCAGCACACTGAGCAAGTCAACATCATCAGCGACCCAGTGCGCGGCGCAGCGCGCCGCCACGGGTCCGTCATGCAGGATGAGCTGGTCCTAGCGCCTTATACGGCCCCGGCCTTCTCGGACCTTCTGAGCGACACCCAGAACCACCGCACAGTGACGTTCTCCGTCAATGGCGTGTTCTACGACCTGACCATCAGGACGAAGACAGCCGTCAGTGCGCTTGGTTTCGCCTGGGCATTAAACCGCTCAACCCACGAGTTTATCCCCGTCGTCCTGGCCAGTTCCGATCCGGTGCTGGACCAGCTGGTGGCGGGCGGGATGTCGGCTTCGGTCAACATCGGCAAATACCTGTTTCTGGCAGGCAACACCATCACCACCGCCTCGGCCCGAACCGATCGCTGGGGCGCGGCCGGCAACCAACACAAGGCCGTCATCTGGATCAGGGGCGGGGCCTACGCCCGGACCTTCAAGGCCACCGTCATCATGAACGACGGAACGCGCTACGAGGCCAGCTATAAGACCAAGGCGGCAAGCTATCCCGACCTCCTCGATACGACCGATCTGCTGACCGCCGATCCTGACTATCAGAAGAAGGTCAACGATCGCGTCAACGACTACAACTCCCGAGCCACAGCTTGGATCGGCCAAGCTGCCGAGGACATCACCCCGGAGAACATCGCGCAACAGCTGGCTGACCAGCTGACCACTGCGGGTTTGACTGGCGTCACTCGACAGGCCGGGCACGTCATCATCGACACGGCCAACATCAAAGAGATCACCTCCGACGACGGCGGCGACAACAGCTTGATCCACGCGGTGGCCAATGAGGTTGCTGCGGCTGAGCTGGTGTCCACGATCCACTATGTCGGCAAGGTTGTCCGAGTGCGGCCCAAGCGTGCCAATGACGACGACGCCTTCTATCTGGAGGCCTTCGCCAAAGAGGACGGAGCCACAGGCTGGACCGACGTTTACTGGCGGGAAGCCGCTGGCGTCACCACGCAACCGACTGCTGTCTTGGTTATGGCCACGGTGGCGGGCGGGACGCTCTACATGGCCTCGACGGCATCCGGCCTGGCTACCCTCACCGGGATCGCCGACGTGCCGGATTACAAGCCCAGCTTGGTCGGCGACGAGCTTACATGCCCGGTCCCCTACTTCATCGGCAAGACCATCAACTACCTCGGAGTGTTCCAGGATAGGCTCATCATCGGCTCGGATGCCGTCCTGCTGTTCTCTCGGCCCGGCGACTATCTCAACTGGTTTCGCCAGTCGATCCTAACCGTGGCCGACGATGACCCGGTCGAGGAGTATGCGCTGGGCTCGGAAGATGATGTCATCACCAGCTCGGCCACCTTCAACACGGATCGGGTCTTCTTCGGCAAGCGCTTCTGGTACAGCCTCTCTGGCAGCCAGCCGCTCACGCCAAAGACCAATTCGATCGTCACGCTGCGCGAGGAGCCCGGCGCCAATGCCGTTGCCCCGACAGCCTCGGACAACTTCGTCTTCTACTGCAAAGCCAGCTCGAAGCTCGGCAAGGACCGAACCAAGGTCTATCAGATGCAGGCGGGCCTCCTTACGGATAGCCCGGAAGGCGAGGACGTATCGGCCCAGCTTGACCGGTATATTCAAGGCGACCCTGTGTCGGTGCTGGCTATGGCCACGCCCAACATGGTCTTTGTCCGCACCGACGACAGCCGACAGACGCTCTACACCTACACCTATCTCGACAACAAACAGGGCGGTCAACGCCTGTTCGACTCGTGGAGCAAGTGGACGTGGCATGAGCGCACGGGCAGCTTGGTCGGCATGAGCCGAGACGAAGCCGACGTGCTCATCTACATGGTTCGCCATGGCAAGGACGCAGCCGGCAACGACAAAATCTGGCTGGCCTGCGAACGCTTCACGCTAGAGACTGGGCTATCGGCCCGGCCCTATGCCGACAGCCTGCGGCCCCTATCGGCTTATCAGGCAGGCACCGGCTATATCACCGCGGCTTCCGAGCTTGGCAGTGACGGCTGTGCCGCGATCGACGACACCAGCGAATACCGGCTTATCGGCAGGCCTCTGAGCCAGCTGAGCCAGCTGACCGACGCCTATGGCTCGGGTATCCCGGCTTGGGTTGGCATCAACTACGACGCCTACCTGACGCCGACGAACCCGTTCATCATGGACCGGTACACCGATCGGGCAATCACCGACTGTCGACTGACGCTGGAGACGATCCGGGCTCATGTCGTGGACACGGGCGGGGCCACAGTATCCGTGACCAGCTCGCGAGGCACGCAGCAGGTCAAAGAGTTCATCGGCCGCATCATCGGCGCGGCGAGCAACCTGATCGGGCGCCAGCCGGTGGTCGACACGGCCATCCCCGGCGTCATCGCCAAGGAGATACGAGAGTGCTCCTATACGATAAGCTCGCTGCGCTGGCTCCCGCTTACGATTAGCGGGATCAGCTGGACGGGCCAGTATTTCAACAACACACGGCGGGTCTAGTGGGATCACTCATCTACGCCGACGCGATCCATACTCGTGAGCAAGCCAAGATTGACGCGGCGCGCATCACGCAGAAGTCGGGCAATGAGCGGCGCGGGGCACAGACGGCCCTGCAACAGTTCTCAGCCTCGCTGGCGAACAGCCGGGCAATGGACGCGGCCGGCAAGAACATCAACAGCATCACCGGGGACATTGCCCGGAACCTCGACGCCACCACGGCGGGCAACCTCCAGAGCCGCGTAGCAGCGGCCGAAGAGCTTGGCGCCAACACAGCCATGGCCGCAGCGGCCGGGGTAGGAGGGTCTAGCGTCGAGGTGTACAATCACACCATCCGGCTCAACCAGGCCATCCGCGAGGAAGCGCAGAGCAGGGCAACCAACTCTGATCTAATCAACGCCTCGAACAACAAGGGTCAGCAACTGGTGGAGGCTACCGCTTCGTTGGACAACAACGTCTATCGAGCGGACTTGGACTTCACCCAGTACGTCGACCACCACAAGATGAGCCTGTTCGAGCGCTTGGGTTATCTCGGCGCCGCAGCGGCAGCTACCTACTTTGGTGGCCCGCAGGCAGGCATGGCCGTGGTTGGCCTAGCCGAGTCTGAGCAAGCTGCCAGTAACGGCGACTTCCAGACGGCAAGCAACTCGCTGATGGGCGCCGTGCAGAACGGCTTCCAGGCATACAAAGACACTCGCAGCGTAAGCGGCAATGGTGGCGGCTACTGGTCTAGCACCAAGACTGCCCAGAGCAGCTACAAACTCAAATAGGAGACACAATGGCGGACGGTTATCCTAACCGGACACCGACGCGACAGACGTTCGCGTTCGACCCGGTTAGGCCCGCTGCGTCCAATAGCGCAGCCTCAGGCCAGAGCCGGGGCGCCCAGATCGTAGGCGGGGACTCGCAAGGCGGGGCCGTAGCATCTGGGCCACAGACCGACGCTGCTCCGGTCGCATCGGGCCTAGGCCAGTTCTTCGAGCAGCTGATGGAGCCGCATCTTAAGCAGCGCCAGCAGGAGGAGTTCTTCAAGGGCTACACCCGCGCACAGAGCGGAACGGCCCTCAACGAAATCACCAAGCCCGGCTCGCCGCTCACCAAGATTTTCGGCCCGACCGCTTACGAGCAGGGCGCCCAGTTCTTCACCGCCAAGTCGCGGGTCGACCAGTGGACGGTCGATCGCTACGGCGAAATGGACACGCTCAAGAAGCTGCCCCCGGATGAGCTGGCCAAGGTCATCGCCTCCAAGTCTCAGGACTTGATGACAGGCGACCCCGGCGCCGACATGCTTATCCAATCCAGCCTGCTGGAGTCCTACGGCCCGCTCAACAACGCGGTGGCCAAGTCTCGCTACGCTTGGCAGCAGAACGAAGCGCTCAACGCTTGGGGCTCTGCGGCTGTGTCTGGCGGCGCCTCATTCCAGGCTGCGGCTCAGGCTCAGGCCGGGCTCGATCAGCCGACCGATCAGGACAACAGCGCCTTCGTCGCGGCAGGTAAGTCATTCTTGGGCGGGTTGGCCAAGCCGGTTGGCATGGACGACGAGACGTACAAGAAGGGCATGTATGGCACCTACCTGAAATACATGCAGGACGGTAACTTCTTCGCTGTCCGTGCCCTCAAGTCTGCCGGTATCGACAGCATCTTCAATCCGGACGAACAGACCAAGCTTGAGGACGCCTACCATCGCTATGCCCAGCAGAAGATGGGTGATGCCGTCATGAGCTACCTGTTGCCGGACATCGGCAAGCTAGATGAAGCCATGGCCAAAGGCACGACCTCGCCGCTTGATGTTCAGAAGGAGCTGATCCGTATGAACGGCGTCATCAAGACCAAGACGGGCGTTGACGAAGACCTGTTCGACTGGAAGGCCATCGACGGCAAGACCAATACGATCATGGGAACAATCATGGCGAACTACCGTCGTGCTCAAGATCGTCAATGGCAGATCGAAGACCGCGATTTCGCCGCTGCACAGAAGCAGAACGACATCCAGCAGGAGAACGCCTCTGTGCGTGCAGCTTGGGCTGCCGGCGATGTCAACGGTGCTATCACCGTAGGCCTGCCCAGCACCAGCTTCAACGCCGTCGCCCTGTCCGAGTACAGGACCGGCGACTACGCCGGCCTCCAGCGGTCCTTCATCAAAGGCAAGTGGGTGTCCGACGCGGTCAAGAACGAAGTTCAGGCTGGGGTCGAAAGCTCGATCGGCGAGCAGTACGGTAAGAACTTCGAGCGCAGCCACCAGCAATGGTTGGTCATGAACAAGCTCAACCCCGGCATGGCCGCTTCCTATTACGGGAGCTGGAACGACAAGATGCGTGCGTTCGACACGCTCTCGCGCCAGCTTGGTCCGCAGACGGCCTTTCAACGCGCGTTCGGCGATCCGGCCAAATACAGCATGGAGAACCTGCCACCCGATAAGCGTCGGGAGGCCGAGAAGGCCATCGACACTGCGGTGGCAAACCGTCAGCCCGGCTGGTTCATGTCGTGGTTCACCGACACCCCAAATTCCTCGGCAGTCCGGGTGATGCAGGGCGTGGCTACTGACCGCGTGGCCTTAGGCATCAACAACAGCGACTCTGACCCTACAGCACTTGCCCGCGAGTCTTTGGATGCCGCGCAAGCGGATGGCTCCTTACAGGTATCTGGCGAGTTCGCATGGCGCACCGCAAAGGGCACCAAGCCATTCGACAAGCGCCTAGGCGTTCTCCCCGATGAAGGGGCGAGGATATTCCGAGCCGTTGTCGATGAGCATCTGCGCAAGGCCGGTATGCAAAATGGCGCCTCGCCGGACAACGTATACGACATCGACGAAGTTACTACGCCCAAGGGCGAGACGGCCTTCAACATTGTGGCCCGAGCCGCAGACGGCTCCAAGCGCGTCCGCGTCCTCCTGCCAATGTCCACATTCATGCAGGGCAGGGATCAGCTCGTTGGCGGCGACCTCAAGTTCCGCGCCAAGCGGCGCCAGATCACGACGGACGCCCTGAACAATCTTCCTGCTCTAAACCCATAAGGAACACTATTGCCTGACGACCGTAGGGGCGCTGCCCGTCCCGGTAACAGCTACAACGACCCCGCCTACGCCCAAATCGAGGCGGGGTTGGAGAAGCGCTATGGCCTGCCTGACGGCCTGCTATCGCGCATCCGCACGCGCGGCGAGCGGTCCAATTCGGACCAAGTAAGCTCGGCCGGCGCACGTTCCGTATATCAGATCATCCCGTCCACCCGTGCGGCGTTCGTGCGCAAGTACGGCGTTGATGCCTATTCAAGCCCGGAGGCCGCAGCGCAGGTTGCGGCCCTCCACTTGCGTGACGACTACATCAAAACCAAGAGCTGGGATGCTGCCGTCACCCGGTACATAGGCGGACCTGATCCCAGCAAATGGGGCGCCCAGACCGTTGCTTATACCAAGCGCGTGACAGGCTCGGCCCCGGCTGGCGATCCTCGCGATCCCACGCCTGATCTGCCACCACTGCCGGATGTCAACGGGCTAGACCTGATGAACACCCGGCCTGACCAGTTCGACTACGCTCGGCGCCCACTGCCGCCACAATCGGCAGACCCGGATCACTCGAAAGAGGCCAAGCGTCTCGCCAAGCTGACCTCCCTATTGCCTACGGGTATTGCCGGGCCACAGGCCGTCAGCAACACGCCTGACCTAACCCAGGAAATCCAGGAGCAGGATGCAGGTACAGCGGCCGAGGCAAAGCGCGCGGCGCTGGCTAACCCAAAAGCGACCCCGACAAATCCGGCGCAATTCGCGGCCGGTCTAATCAACCCTGTCATCGGGCTGTACAACCAGACCAGTCAGCTTTTCCCCGGCTTCACCAGCCGTTTGGACCATGCCGCGGATGAGGAATGGTTGCTGCCTCAGCTGGCCCGCACGATCGACAACACGGTAGCTGCCGGGGGCGAAGACCCTGGCTACGACCAGTGGTATCAAAATAACCGCGAGGACATCGAGTCCTTCGCCCTGACTCCTGCCGAACGCCAGCAATTGCGCGAAACCTATAGCCGCGCCGGGCTGGCCGCTGCCAAGAAAGACATCGAGCACAGCCGCGCAAACCGGGAGGCTATAGACGCCACCGGGCACGGGACGTTCTTCTCACTCACGGCCGGGCTGTCTGATCCTGCTGGATGGGTGGCCGGGGCCGGTGTCGGCAAAGGCTTCGAGATCGCCGGGCTAGGTTCGCGTGCGCTACTGGCCGAAGGCCGGACAGGCGCTGCTGTAGCTTCGCTAGGTGCCGAGGGTGCTGTCGGAAACCTGGCCTTCACCGGGATGCTGAACGCGGCCGGCAAGACGACCACGACCGAAGATTACGCCATGGCTGGCGGTCAGGGCTTCCTGATCGGACTAGGCCTGTCGCCCTTCATGCTGCGTGGCCGGGCCGACATCGAAACGCCCAAGCTTGGCGAGAAGTTCGTCGAGGAGGCGCAGGCCCAAGCTGCTGACAAGTACGCTCAAGCCGTGCGCAACCTTGGCGAGGACGCTACTCCAGATGCCATCAAGGCAGAGGTGGAGCGCTTGGATGCTGCCCAGTACCGGTCTTGGATTACCACCTCATTGGCCCCGGTGCCTGACTCCGATCGGATCTTGCTCAGTGACCCTGACAAGATGCTCACCGCTGACCCGGCCGTTAAGGCTGACGTCACCGGACGCTACGGGTTTGACGCGACTATCGCGGACGACACCGAGAAGGCCCTAGTCACAGAAATGACGGCTAAGTCCGAGCAGATCGTGGCGAGCAATCCCATTGATGCCAAGGCCACCGACACCCTGCTCAACAATGTAGGCATGGAAAGCACAGGCCTTCGCCTGCTGCGCTCCGAAAGCCCTGTGGGCAAAGCCATTGGCATAAGCCTGCTCGAAAGCACCACTGGTGCAGCAGGCCGGCGCCGGACAGCGGCTATGTCCATGAAGGTGCGCGAGCGTATGTACAACCGCATCTTCTATCCGTTCGACGACCTCTACCACCAGTTCCGTCGTTCCGAAGGGGCTGGGCTTGTGTCCGAGTTCGTCTCTGGCAGGCAGCGCCGACGCTTCAATGAGCGGGTGTTTGATGAGGTGGAGGCTCGGGCAGACAGCCCGGAAGGCCAATACTTCGACGAGAGCCCGCATGTGCGGGAAGCGGCCGATCTGTGGGAGCGCGGCATGAACGCTATGCGGCGCGAAATGCAGCACGTCGGCACGGTAGGCGCGGCCCGGTTGGGCACCACCAGCCGAGGCTACATGCGCCACGTCCTCGACGCCCGGAAGGTCGTCGGCCTGACCAACCAGCAGCGTGGGCGCGTTATCGAGGAGCTGTCGGCCCAGTTCATGGACCCGACCAATGGCTTCGACGCGGCCTTCTCCAAGCGCCTCGCCACGAAGTATCTAGAGCGGGCAGAGGACGCCGCCAAGGGCGGTTTCGACGTGCCGATGAACCTCCGTAACCCGGAGGCCGCGGATGTCGTGTACGACGCCCTCAAGGCTCTCAGCATCCCCGACATGGAGATCGAGAAGCTGATGGGGAAATTCTCCAGAGGCGGCGCGGACTTCACCAAGCAGCGGCTCAGGCTCAAGCTCGATGCTGACCTTGGCGACGGCATGAAGCTGCGCGACTTGTTCAACAGCGACATCAGCAGCCTGTACCGTGGCTATGCCCGGAGAGCGGCCGGCGAGGTGGCGCTGGGCCAATATGGGATCATGGGCAAGAAGGGCCTCAACGAGCTGCGCAAGGCCCTGTCGGCCACGGGCGGCAGCGTTGACGACCTCAAGGCCTTCGACCAGATCGCGGCCGAGTTCCTGAACAGCTCCTTCGGGGAGCACAACCACCGCTACATGGACAACATGAGGGTGGCGACAAGCGTGGCCCGCTTGGGTGGCATGGGCTTCACCCAGTTCGCCGAGTACGGCAACGCGCTCAGCGCGCTCGGCATTCACCGTACCTTCGCCGCGATCGGCGCTCTGCCGCGCATGGTGCGCGAGGTGGGTCAGCTGGCCAAGGGTGGCGAGCCTGCCAACCCGATCCTAGCCAGCATCGACACGCTGGGCGGTCACATCGGCCTCGACGAATACAACCTGACCCGCATGTTCGATGTCAAAGACAACGACATCCAGGTGTATAGCACGGACAACCTCGGCATCGCCTCGCGTGGGCTAAGAGGCATTGCCCACATTCAAGCCGGCCTCACTGGCCAGCGCATGATTACGGCAGTGCAGACCCGTGCGATGGCCGAGCAGATCGTCCGGAAAGCGATCCAGTACATCAAGGATGGGACCGAGAGTGTTGCCCTAGCCGACATGGGCGTAAGCCCTGAGCTGGCTGGGCGCCTACGGGCCGACCTGCCAAACATCGCCACGTTCGACGGGGCAGGGAAGCTGGATAGGCTCGACTTGCTCAAGTCCAAGATGGAGGGCACGCACGTCATGGAGTTCCGTGACGCGATCGAGCGAGGCTCCTCGCAGATCATCCAGCGGACCTACATCGGAGAAACCGGCAAGTGGGCACACAACGGCCTACTCAAGATGCTGCTCCAGTTCCGCACCTTCGGCGTCACCAGCGTCGAGAAGCAATGGGGCAGGGGCGTCCACAACTATGGGGCCATCAAGGCTTCTATGTATCTTCTGGGCGCCATGAGCTTCGCCGTGCCGATCCACATCGCGCGCGTGCAGGCCAAGATGCTTGGCATGTCTCGCAGCGAGCGGGAGAAGTACGCAGACCAGAACTTGACGGTGCCTGCCTTGGCCCGAGCCACGATCAACTATGCCTCAGCCTCAGGGCTGCTCGGCGACGTGCTCGACATCGGCGGGGGCTTTGCCTCCGGGCTTGGCGGCGACGGCGGAAAGGCATTGGCTCAGAACGTCGGCGTGCGAGGCACCAAGGGACAGAACCAGCTGCTAGGCGGGGTTGTCGCTCCCGGTGTCGGCTTGGTCGAGGACGTGTGGGATGGCGTGCATGGCAACGGCAAGAAGCTCGTTGACGTGCTGCCCGGCTCCAACCTTCCTTATGTTCAGCCGATCATCAATGGCGTGACCGCCGATGACTCCTCGCAGAAGCCCGGCGCTTCTCAAGCAAATTAGCCCGTAGTCTCGAACAGTAGAACACAGCGTCCGGCGTAGTCTCCATGAGGCTCGCTGGCGTGAAGTCCGGCTCATCCCAGACGCTCAGCTTATACTGGGTGGCTGGGCAGGGCTTGCCTGTTCGTGTGTCTATTACAGGTCCGTAAGGGTCGACTACCCGGTCTGCGGGCGCAGCAGAAAACATCAGAAATACAAGGGCGGGGATCATGGCGCGAGCCTAACCCGCCCGCTCACTTCGGGTCAACCAGATTGATACCGTCATCCACATTCCACAGGAGAAGGCTCTAAGTGACCTTGCCCGGCCATTTGGCCGATCCTAACTTCCGTTACAGCGTCAATGAATACACCGGCGACGGGTCGACTACTCAGTGGTCCTTCTCATTCGACGGCGGCTATATAGCCCGAGATCATGTCGGCGCTTATTCTATTGCCGATGACGGAAGCTTCAATGAGCTGCCTATTACTTGGGTTGGCGACAATCAAATCCAGATCAGCCCCGCTGTAGCAGCCGGGCGCAAGTTTCGCATCTACCGCTCGACTCCGTTGGACTCGCCGCTGGTGGATTTCGCCGATGGCGCATTCATCAACGAGAAGAACCTCGACCTTAACTCGGTCCAGGCTGTGCTTGTTGCCGCGGAAACGCGTGATGCTGCTGTCGTGGCCAACAAGGACTCATTGGCTCTGGCAGCCCAGTCCAAGGCGTCTTCGGACGCGGCTGCCGCGTCCGCCAGCACGGCTGTTGCCTCGGCTGGCACTTCGACCGCACAGGCGGGGATCGCAACAGCCAAAGCCGGCGAGGCTGCCGCTTCGGCAACCTCGGCCAGTGGCTCAGCCGGCACTGCTACGACACAGGCGGGCATCGCTACGACTAAGGCTGGTGAGGCTGCTGGATCGGCATCTGCCGCCAGCACGGCTGCTGGTACTGCAACGACCCAAGCCGGCATCGCTACTACGCAAGCCGGCATCGCGACCACCCAAGCAGGTAACGTCGCTGCTGCGATTGCATCCGTACCTATTGGCGCCGGCTCATCCATCGCCGGGTCTGGTCCTCCGGGGTTTAATGTCGGCACCACTGGCGCCTTTTATACTGACGGCACCACCGGTTCTATTTACGGCCCAAAGACTGCCGCAGGTTGGTCCTCCACCCCGATCGCCCAGATGGTGCCATCGGGCCCGCAGCAGCCTAGCCGCAAGCGCGCGGACTTCCTGTCTCCCGGCGCGGTTCTGCCGCCCGAGCATTGGACGTTTACCCGCGCACAATCGCGCACGGACCTGCTGTATTCGGACAGCTACGACTACCTGTATTCCACCTATGGACCCAACGTACCCGTAATCCGGGCTGGCAAGGGGCTAGGGGTCTGGCAGGCTGCTCAGCAGATGCTCGCCAATCCTGCGGCGCCGGTGACGGAAACGATCACGCTCAATAATACGGGCGTCTATATCGTCACTTGCTGGGGACCGCCTGGGTCGGCCCTTGGGGCCGCGTTCGCCACTGGTACTGGCACAATTACTGACGCCGGGCTGACTGCCGCGTCATCGCTTGCGGGCAACGCTAAGTCGTTCCTCATCATCACGATGACGAGCACCGGCACCGTCATTTTCACGCCAAGCGGCGGTCTTACCAAGGCAAACGTTACGATCAACCCGAACGGTGCGACGCTAAGTCAGCCGGTTCCCTTTATCCCTACACAGTCGACGGTCAACGCTGACTTTATTGCAGGCAATGCCACATTCAATTCGTTGATCGGGGCTGCGCGCGGATACTTCCTTGTAGGAGTAGCTGGCGTAACTGGGGCTAAGAACTACGCTCGCCTTCCTGGGCCGCTTGGCTTAAACGGCTTTACCGCCGCTTACATAGCCTCAGATACGACGTACAACTTCTTCGACGCGGCTGGCCACTCCCTCAATAACAATTCGGTCGGCAATGCCTCGTTTTCAGCCGGACTCGTCATGGGCCGCACCTGGGACACCGGGCAGGCCAATGTCTCCTTTGGGGCTGGTGATAAATCGGTAGGCTCTTTCGGGTTCGCCCATAACAACGGCGCAGCAGTAACTGCGTCCTGTCTCGGCGGCGCTGCAACGACCGGCACCTATGCGAACTACGCTCAGATCAATGGGTGGATCACCTTCTACGAGATCGCGACAGACGCAAGGCTAACCGACGCGGCGCTTTACCAGAAGTATTCTTCTTGGGCTGCACCGGCACCGACGACCGTTCTGCATAACTTCTCGCCTATCTCGATTTCTAAGTGGCGCCGGGGTTTGGCGCAGATGGCTGCCGGCCTTCGCGACTGCGTGTTGTGCATTGTGGCTTCCTCGCATGGCGCTGGCCAGTATCCTACGAATGATCCCAAGCGTAACTGCTGGTCCTGGCAGCTTGCCACCAAGCTGACCGCAGCTGGGATACAGGCTTGGCCTTATGCCTATTGTGGCGACGACCAATACACTATTCCAGCTTCGGGAGGCACTAGCCTCTACGATCCCTATGTCTCGTTCAGCGCAGGCTGGAGCAAGTCGGGGTCACGCAGGCATCAGTTTGGCGGCGACGTAGTTCTAACAACCACTACCGGCGCGACATTTACGCACGCGATCCCGCCAGCGACCGACACTTATACTATCACGGCCTACCAAGGGCCGGGGTACGGTAGCTTCACTGTGGCGGCCAACGGCGGTGCTGTCCTCGCGACGGTAAACCTCGATAACCCTACGCTCGGCGAGAAGGTGACGACTGTCACGGTTCCGGCCGGTGTCAACAGCTTCACGATCACGGTTACGTCGACGGGAAGCAAACCGGTGAAGATCGCACGATCATTGCCTAACGACAGCCGGTTTAAGAAGGTGCTGATTTACAACGGAGCACGAAGCGCCGCTAACTCAGCTGACCTGTCGAATAACATCGCTCCCGAGAACTCGTATCTTCTCGGCCTGACTAATCTGACGCCGGACCTTACCATCATCCAAGGCACGGTCACTAACTCGGCCAGCGCGGCCGAGAGCGCGGCAACGTTCACCTCGAATATGCTTGCGGTATATACGGCGGCGGCCCAGTCCGGGTCCGTGATTATGATGGATGATCCAGCATCTAGTATTGCGGTCGTGTCGCCGGCCAACCAAGCGCTCTACCGTAATCTCGACGCGACGATCGCCTATGACAAGGGGGTCCCCTTCTTGTCGGCCTACGAAATCAGCAGCTACGAGCTAGGCAATGCCCGCGGCCTCTACGGAGACACCGTGCATGGCAGCGCACTCAGCAATAGCATAATCGCCGATAACGTAGCTTACGCCCTCACGGCGTAGCGTTAAGGCTACCAAACGTCGCCGTCACGGCAGTCGCGGCACATGATGTCGCGCCCGTGACGGGGCGTCTGTTCGCAGACGACGCAGAGGCCGTCACGTCGGCCGGCGGGCGAGAATATCGAGGCTATCAAACGCCAAAGTCGAGACATGGTCGCGGTATTTACCCATGCGCAACCCGTTGGGAAAGCCCAATACTAGGTCTAAATGAACATAAACTACAGGCCGGAGCGCAGCATCAACCGCTCGCCTCACAAGGAATAAAATGACCAACGGCTCAAGCCCCGTCGAGTATGTCGTCGAGGCCAGCAAACTCTCCCCTCCGGCCGTGGCCACTGGCATCACAGCGGCCGGGGTTTCCCTGCAAGACTGGGTTTATATTGTCACCATCGCCTATACCCTGATGATGGCGGCACACCTTGTCTACAAGTGGGTGAAAGAGCGCCGCAGTGGCAGCTAACGAGGACACCCTCGGAGCCCTTCACACCAAGGTCGCACAGACCCTCTCGACCCTCCTCGATGGTACGGAAATCCCGACCGGAGAGGAGGACGAGGAAGGCAACGAGATCAAGACTGTTATCCCGCCTTCGGCGGCGGTTCTGACCGCATCAATCCAGTTCCTCAAGAACAACAACATCACCTGCACACCGGCCCAAGACAACGCACTTGGCGAGCTGGAGGCGAAGCTCAAGGAGCGCGCCCAGAGGATGAAGACCGGGCGAGCCGACATGGTTGCCGCCCGCGAGGACACAGCCTTCCTGACGGGGCTGCCCAACTAGGATGGCTTCGCGCGAAAGCGCGGATGACGCCCTTCTACGCTGGAGAAAGCTAGAGCTGCTTCAACGCGAATATGCTGCATTCAGCACGTTCCTTGAAGCAGCCATGCTGCACCTTGGGTTTAACACCTCCGAGGTTCAGCAGGATATAGGCAGCTTCCTGAGCCATGGCCCGCAATACCTGATGATCCAGGCACAGCGCGGTCAGGCCAAGACCACCATTACCGCGATCTTCGCCGTGTGGTGCCTCATCCACTTCCCGTCATACCGCATACTCATCCTCTCGGCTGGTGGCCGGCAGGCCAACGAGATCAGCACACTCATCGTCCGGCTCATCATGACCATGGACGAATTGGAGTGTTTGCAGCCGGACCCGACCAACGGGGATCGCACCTCGGTCGAGGCCTTCGACGTTCACTACACGCTCAAGGGCGTGGACAAGTCGCCCAGCGTGGCCTGCGTCGGCATCACCGGCAACTTGCAGGGCAAGCGCGCCGACCTTCTTATCGCCGACGACATCGAGAGCCAGAAGAACGCGCGCACCGCGACCATGCGGGAAATCCTGCTGGAGCTGACACGCGACTTCACCTCGATCTGCGCGACCGGGCGCATTGTGTACCTGGGCACGCCGCAGAGCGCGGAGAGCATCTACAACACCCTGCCGGCGCGCGGTTTCACCGTCCGCATCTGGCCGGGCCGCTATCCGACCCCGGAGCAGCTGGAGAACTACGGCGACATGCTCGCCCCGTTCATCAAGCAACGGCTGGTCATGAACCCCGGCCTTGCCTTCGGTGGCGGGATGCTGGGCGATCAGGGGCAGGCGGTTGACCCGCTGCTGCTCGACGAGCCGACGCTCCAATCCAAGGAGCTGGACCAAGGCCCGAGCTACTTCCAGCTCCAGCACATGTTGAACACGCGGCTGGTCGATCTGCTGCGCTATCCGCTCAAGATCGAAGACCTAGTGTTGATGCGCCTGGGCGGCGAGCATTTCCCGCTCAGCGTCACCCGCGGTTTCGGCGGGGCAGCGCTCAAGCCTATCTCGTGCCACAGCTCCAGCTACAACATTTCAGTGCCACATGAAGTCTCGGCCGACGTGGCCAAGCTTCAAGGCTGCGTCATGTATGTGGACCCGGCCGGTGGTGGTAAGAACGGCGACGAGACGGCCTATGCCGTTACCGGCTTCCTGAACGGCAACATTTACCTGCTGGCGATCGGCGGATTGCCCGGTGGCTACAGCCTCGACGTGATGCGCAAGCTCGCGCTGATCGCGAAGCGCTGGAACGTCAACAAGGCCATCATCGAAATGAATATGGGTTACGGCGCCTTCAAGGAGGTGTGGTTGCCTATCCTACGTGCGGAGCACGCCTGTGCGGTCGAGGACGATTACGTCCACGGCCAGAAGGAGCTTCGCATTATCGAGACTCTGGAGCCTGTCATAGCTCGCGGATCGCTTATCATAAGCGAGGCCGCACTGGAGGAGGACCGCGATACCTGCGCTGGCTATGACGCCAGCAAACGTGCGCTGTACTCAGTCCTGCATCAGCTCAGCAAAATGACCCGCGACCGTGGGGCTCTGTTCCATGATGACCGTGCCGACGCCCTTGAAGGCGCCGTGCGGTTCTGGGTGCAGATGCTCGCGATCGACCAGGATGCCGCTGTAGCGGCTCAACGCCAGCGTGAGTGGGAAGCCGCCATGGCCGACCCTCTGGGCAAGCAACGGTTCGCCAACCCGGCTTCGACCGGATCGAGCCTCTTTTCAAAATATCTCAGGAGATAACCTCACCATGCGTGAGAGCGACCTGCCCAGCCCTTCCATTGGAGGCAAGGGTCATCACCTACGCCGTATCTCGGCCAACGCCATCAGCCAGATCGAGATCGGTGCAACCGCCTATACCAACGGCCGTCATCCCCAAGCCCAGAAGCTCAAGGACTATTTCGACGCCTGCTCGGCAGCGGTCGCGGGCTTCGTGCCTGTGGCTCCCGTCGTAGCCTTCACTCCGACTGCCAAGAGCTACAGCATCGCCGCTGGCGCCAACCAGGCCGGGCCTGCGCTCAGCAAGGGCGGCAGCGAGGGCGTGGCCACGTACAGCTCGGGCACCCCGGCGAAATGCACGGTCGATCCCGTCACCGGCGCAATCACCCCGATTGCCACCGGCACCTCGGTCATCACCGTGTCTATCTCGGCCTCGGGCGGCTTCCAAGCGGCCACCCAGACCTATACCGCGACTATCACGGCGTAAGCCATGAAGCGCCTTGTTGCTCCGGTTGCGGCTATGGCCGTGATCGGGGCAGCCGGGCTCGGCTTGCTGAAAGACAGCGAGGGAGTCCGGTTTACCCCGTACCTAGATCCCGTAGGCATCCCTACGGTTTGCTACGGTCACACGGGCAGGGATATTGTCTGGAACAAGCGGTACTCGCCGCAAGAGTGTGACGCCCTGCTGATGCAGGACATCGCCTATCACCAGACCTTCATCATCGGCCCAGACAACTGCATCAAGAATTCCCCGCTTAACCAGAACCAGCTCGATGCCGTGACTTCGTTCACGTTCAATGTCGGCGGTCCTAAGTTCTGCGCATCCACCATGGCCAAGCGCCTCTCGGCTCGAGACTATGCCGGGGCGTCCAAAGAGTTCGCCAAGTGGAACAAGGCGAGGGTGAAGGGCAAGGCCGTGGTTCTTCCGGGGCTTGCTAAGCGCCGTACAGCCGAGAAATCGCTGTTCGACACACCGACACCTGTTCCCGCGTCGAGGCCCTCCACGGGCGCGCTCCGGGCAATTTTCGGGGCATTCAAATGATCCCCTGGCCATTGAGCATCTTGACAAACGGCGCAACTTGGGGCAGAGCCTTAAACGCCGTGGGACGCTGGTTGTTCCACAAAGGCGGGTGGCTTTTTGTAGCACTGACACTCAGCCTCGCAGCGGTCGCGTATATGACCCACGAGGCGCGGACGGCCCGAGCCGAGCGCGATGCGCTTAGCACGGCCCTGCTGGCAGCCCAGGAGCAACAGAAGCTCCTGGTCCGATACCAGAACGCGGCTTCCTCGGCCGAAACGGGGGCTTCCAAGGCGAAAGCCACAATATCTAATAAGGAGGCCGTGGGACTTGCCCGGACTCAAAGGGCGCTCGACGCCAACCGTGATTGGGCTGACCAGCCTGTGCCTACTGCTGTCCTTGACAGCTTGCGGCAATAGGACCCGGCCAGCTCTGGGAGTAGCCCTTCCGGCTTCTCTCATTGCCGACTGCGAGGAAACCAAGGGAAAGCTGGATGCAGCGGAGGCGGCACTAGCCGCGGGCCAGCCTGTTCCGGTCATCACCAATGGTGACCTCGTGCTCAAGATCAGATCACTCCGGGCAGACCTCAAGCGCTGCAATGCCGATAAGGCAGGGCTTCGCTCCCTAGGCTCGGGAATAACTGGTGGCTAAGCAGAAGTTCGCCTTCAAATCGAAGATGGCTGCTGCGGCCACGATCAGGAATTTAGCTGGTCATCACCAGGAGGCTGCCAAGGATGCTGCCATTGCGGCTGCACACCGGAAGTGGCCACCCAAGAAGGCTGCTGCTAAATAGGCGTTGGTCGGGTTAGCGGGCTCCTCCCTGTCTAACCCGGCTACGACCTGATTTCGCTATGCTTATGCGAAGGGGCACTCCGACAGTCATAGACACAGATTTCCCCCGTGGGCGCCCGGCCGCGCCCGGATAAATCCCGCGCGTGTGCGCCGGGCCTAACTCCGGGCTAGGCGCGTGGATTGGCCGGGATTGAGCCAGTGCAAGCACGGGGAGCATCTGTCTCGTTTAGCGCTGGCCAAGGCCGGGCAGCACTCGGCTTAGGCCGGGCAGGGCCGGGCTGTGCCCTGGTGAATTGATACCGTCATCCACAGGAAACCCGCATCTATTTGCCCGGATTAGATCAGGATTAAGACCAAGGCTTAGGACACCGCACGGCGTAGCTAGGCCTAGGACAGACACCGGGAATAGATCGATCAGAAAGACCGATCGGAAGGACTGGAAAGAGCTAGGATTAGGACCGGATTAGACCGGACTAAGCCATAGCAGGCTAAGCCTATCCCTACGGGATAGAACCGGATTAAGATTGGGGCTTGACCCTAAGCCCGGAATAAGCCAGTTTAATGGGACAGCGGCGAACGGGCTTTCAGCCTAGGCCGGATCGAATAGCCAGACGGTGCATCCCTGCTAGGCAGGCTCTCACCTAGGAAGGCCGGATCATCCGGTTAGCCGCCACCATCGGACTAGGCTTAGACCTTAGCCGATACCTTGGAACACTAGCCCGGAGAGTACGGGCCGTGACCAGCCAAGGAACCTTCCGAGCCAGCGCGATAGGACGTTGGCCTGCCTTACGGAGGCAGTCGAAAGAACAACCCGGTCATATGTCCAAGGGCGGTGGCCCGTTTGGACTGGCAACGGCGGACTAGGTTTGAGCCTTCGGGTTTGCATCTGTCCTAACCAAGGCCAGACATGAAGGAAGCTTTAGTCTTGTCGCTATGTGGCAAGGGCGTTGGCAAGCGGCACGTCGCAACGCGATAACGTTGTGGTGGCTATCCGGTGGGAACGCTGGGTATGCGGGAAACGTGTCTCCACTAGCTGCTAATAGTGCCTAGTCCCTGCATCTGTAAGGATGCGTGCGAAGGGATAACCTAGGCACTAGTAGAAAGGGCAGGGCGAACCTCGCGCTAAATGACATTGATCCGGTGATTGCTGATGGTTAGTCGCATCTGTGTTGCGCCCTGCTCTTTCTCCTAGTGCTTACGCTAGGTGATTGAGGAGAATTACCATGCCTAAGGCTGCTGACATGACCAACCCGGCGATTGTCCTGGAGACGTTCAAGTCACCGGATACCAATGGGTATGATGCGGGCAAACTGTCCGCGTCGATCAAGCTCATCGCCACCAACGGAGCCAAGCTGGATGCGCGTATCCACGCCACCGCCTGCGCCCTGCTCGAACGTGCCGCCGAGCATTTCGATTGCTCGATGGTGCCTGCGCTACTCAACGCCATGCCCAAGTCGTCGCGCCGCAAGGCGTTGATCGCTTGGTTCGGCGCGTACTCGAACGTCCATATCCGTGAGGAGAAGGGCGGGAAGTTCACGGTCACGATCGTCAAGACCACGTCCAAGCTGTACAAGGCGCCGCGACCTTCGGAGGCGTTCGCCAATCCCTTCTGGTCGGTCGAGGAGAAGGACCAAGACCCGGCCGCGTTCGACCGGACGCGCTTCGCTGCCGCCATCGCTTCGCTCATCAAGCGTGCCGAAAGCGACAACGCTCAGCTCGATGCAGAAAGCCGCGCTGCGCTCGCCGACCTCAAGCTGGTCGGCGTCAAGCTGGCTCCCGTCGCGTGACACCGGCACCTGCCATGCCTGCCCGGCCTAACACGTCGGGCAAGCCCTTCATGACTGTGCCTGCACCGCGGATCACCGGCACGCTCTCACTCCGCTTCGGGAGGAAGCATTGATACAGCACCTCGACGTGTACGCCATGGCCGTGGCCAGTGTTGGCGCGCTCATGTTCGGCATGGGCAAACTGATCGACAGCCTTAACCACTGGCGGGCCTGCTCACGCAGGATGTGACGCCAGCACTCCGCGGCCTGTGCTCGCGTTAGCGACCTAAGCTGGCGCGAGCACAGCCGATTGAGGATATTATGTTACAGTTCAACACATTAGCGACGAGCGTAACGGCCGTCGTACTATTCCTCGCGGTCGTCGCCCTGGCGATCGGCTTCGTCGTGGCCTGTGTCCTCGATAAGCTCGAAGGCCGCTAAGAGCATAGGAATTTTCCTAAGCAATGTTCCTTTTCTGTTCTCATGTTGGAAAACGCTGGCTAGAGCCGAGTCGTGAGCATGAGCACACCTGTAATGCGTACCGAAGCATCGGGCCGTGAGCCCGTGACGGGCGTTGTCGTCTCACTTCCCAGACCTAGTTGGACGGTGGCCAAGCTGGCTGCCCACTGGGAGGTGAGCGACACGTTTGTCTATGACCTACTCAACAGCGGCCAACTCGACGGCTTTAAGCTCGGGAACAAACTCTGGCGTATCCGGCCGGAAGCGGTGGAGGAATACGAATGTCGCAGCCATACCAGCTCGGCAAGCTCACCAGAACACGAACAGACGGGTCCAAGTACTGGTCCTATGCCATCATCTGGCATACCGACGAGGGCAGACGCCGCGTTTCGCTTGGGACGACTGAGCGGCCAGCGGCAGAAACCCTTGCGCGTGAGTTCTGGGCGAAGCTGACGCTATCTTCGGTCGAGTCCGTAGGTCAGGTGATTGAGGCCTACTTGGCCACGTTGCCGGACCCGACGACCAAGCCCGACATGAATACGTCATCGGCCATCAAGGACAGCCAGCGGAAGCATACGTCGTGGAAAGCAGCTAAGCCTTACTGGGGCAACCTCCTATTGTCGCACGTCGATGACGAGACGAGCACGGGGTACGTGACGTGGCGCAAGCGCGCTGCCAACACGATCCGCAACGAGCTTAGCCTTGTCCGGGTCGCGCTTAACTGGGCGGCAGGTAAGAAGATGATCCCGGCTGCGCCCAAGATCATCCTTCCGGCCATGCCTGAAAGCTCGGTCGATCATCTGACCAAGAAGCAGTTCCGTGCGTTCCTGGCCGGGTGCAAGGCGCCTCATGTTGCGCTCTTTGCTCAGCTGGCCGTCACCACTGGTGGCCGAGCCAAGGCCTTGCTTGAGCTTACGTGGGATCGGGTCGACTTCGACCGCGGATTGATCGCGCTCAACCCTAGTGGTCGGGTGCAGCGTGCCAACAAGAAGCGTGCGATCGTGCCAGTCAACGACCGGCTTATGCCCTTGCTCCGCGAAGCGTTCGAGGGCCGGACAACCGACCACGTAATCGAATATAAATGCCAGCCTGTTGCCGACATCAAGAAAGGCATCCTGCTGGCCAAGGGCCGAACCGGGATACACTGCACACCGCACATGTTCCGGCATTCGGCTGCTGTCTGGATGGCTGAGGCACGCACTCCAATGGAGGAGATCGCTGCGTTCCTAGGCCACACGGACATCCGCATCACCATCAGGGTCTATGCCCGTTTCCATCCCGACTATCTGCGTCGGGCCGCATCGGCGCTCGACTGGTGA